CGCCGTACGCAGCTTTGAACTCAGGAGACACGATGTACTCAGAGATAGCAGTTCCAATTACGGACCTGTCACCTTCGTACACACGAGCCAGACCACCAAAGGTCTGTTCCATCAAGTCACCGCCAGTTGGATCGACAAGCATCTGACCAGTACCACGTCCGCCAGTGTAGTAAGACAGACCACCGAGGAACCCGCTTTGGTTGTTGCCAATAGATGCAACACTGCGCATAACAGTCTCTTCAGCAGTACGCGTCACCATACGCGGATCAAGGCGAGGATTGAGTTCATGCAGCTTCTGCACCTGATGCTTCATCAGCGTAGTCAGGTCATCGAAAGCCTTAGAGCCAAGCCCCAGTGTGTCCACTGCGTCCTCTGATCCGACAATACGTCCGATCATGCGAGAGATACGCCCACCACCAGTTGCGGCGTTGATTGCATCAGTAACCTCACCAGTCTCAGCGAACACGGGATTAGGCTTACCAACGAACGGGGCATTCAAGCCTTTAGCCCACAGGTCTGCCATGATACGCGGAATAGCACGCTCGTTATTACCAGCAACGTCTAGGACGCCATCAGCAATGACTTTCACGTCAGGGTCGAGCAGCTTGTTCGCTGCAGTCGTGCTCTTAGCCTTAAGATCGCGATACGCCAAGATAGTATCAATGGCATGCTGTGACACAGTACCATCGTCTTGTACGAACTTACCGCGTAGCACCGAGCTAGCTTCATTCTTGATCTGCTCAGGAACGAAGTTCGACTTTGCCATCCAGTCTTCAAGCAATGCCTTCTCATGGTTTGCAACTTCTTCATTAGAAGGTGGCTGACCATTAGCACCCGGCGTGCTTGCAAACGTATCAACTTGATCGCTGATAGCTTGCTGAGCACGGCCCCATGCGTTCTCCTGCACAGCAGACGACGCCTTGTCAAGCGTCCCTGCCATAACCGCACGCGTAGCCTCTGCGTTGATCTGACGACCTTCCATAGCAGCCTTGTTTGCCTTAACAGTAGCATCCACGATTTGCTTAGTCGTATCGGCGATATTCAAGTCCTCTGGCTTGATACCAAGAGTTTGTGCGGCAGTAGCCATGTACGTCTGATATGTACCAAGAGCGTCTTGAATAGCAGCACCCTGCATGTTAGCAAAGTCTGCGTTGCTCATTCCCTCTGGCTGCATCATGCTCTTGATGCCTGCGACAGCCTCTTCCAGACCAGCAGTAGCAATTACGCTCTCTGCACCGTATCTGTCCATAGCAACCGCGTAGTCCGTATCCTGCACGTCTTTGACCGTAGCAGTGGCCTTAGCGACAGCAGCACGTTCCGTAGCGATAACGTGGTCAACCTCTGCCGTAGTAAGGGCAAGGTCGTACGTCCTGCGGATATCCCCACGACGCTGCATGTAGTCATCGCGAGTTATAGCGCCGTTGATGTAGTCGTCATCCAAAGCTGCTAGTGCAGGCTGCGTTGCCGCGTACGTAGAGATAGCAGCACGCTCCTTAGCGATGTTATACGTAGCCTCTGCGTTTGCAGCGCGTGTCTCTGCAGTCTGATACGCAGCACCAGACATACGCCCGCCGATACGATTAACAAACGCAGCTACATCAGGATCAAGCATGCTCGTAGGCTTACCGCTTTCAAGCCACTTCTTAGCCATATCTCCGCCCATAGTGTACGCCACTGCAGCAGCCTCAACGTCACCGCCGAACTGAGTTACAGTAGTCTTCCACTTCTGCGGATCAATGTCACCAAGCGCAGTACCCTTAGTGGCATCACGCATGATCGCAGTAAGCTCTGCGCCAATGGCCTTAGCACCGCTAGCCCATACGTTACCACCCTGCTGACCGTTGACAACCTTGTCGCCAACCAAGTCAATATGCATTGTGTCGCCCATATACTCTTTGCCAAAACCAATACCAACAGCACCCATACGGGCTGCTTCCTTGGCTAGCTCAGGCCACTCGGGATCGCCATCAACAACACGGCTACCATCGGGACGATAGAACGAAACGTCTGCTGCATGTCCAGTAGGATGCCTATGAGCACCATGCTGTTCGCCAGCATCTTCCATCCCAGAACTGATTACAACACGCGCGCCAGTACCAAGCACATTCTCCGTAGCTGCACCAATAACGGACACAACCTCGGCCTTTGGTTTGTTCGGGCGCTTTGGTCCCATCTGGTAATCAATCGTAGTACCATGCGTGTACACAGTACCCGGTGTGGTCGGATTGGCAGACGCCTGTGCGTACTCATACGTCAGGTCAGCAACCTTACCGTAGTCGCCATTAAGCTTAGCAGTCTCCACCTCGTACATGATCGCACGTTCTGCAGACGCGTTGGCTTCTCTGGACGCACCATAGATGTTACTACCTTCTGCGGCAGTAGTTGTCATACCATGCTCTGCCATCAAGTCTACGTACTTACGTAGGCTTTCTTCTGGCGTGTAGTCGCCGTCCTCAATCTCTTGAATAAGGGCATCTTCTGCAAGCAGAAATGCCTCATCCAGTTCAGACCGTTTACGGCTCTCGTACGCGGCGGATGCGCTTCGCATAGCAGCAACATGCTCAGGCGGTAAGTCTTCGAACACACCCTGATCTTGCAGGATTGTGTACGCCATGGGGTTGTTATTACTGAACGCACGAACAACACCGTCTACAACAGCAGCACGACGCTTCTCTTCGCTCAGTCCTTGCGATGCGGGGCTAGTGCCCAATGCAAAGTCAACCAGTGCCTGAGTGTTACCCGGATCACGGCTGATAACGTCAACTGACGTAGCAAGCGCCTCTGCGTTCTTCTTCTGCAGATGGTCTGCATGTTCACGCGTATGCTGCTCTACCAACGCAGGCATCTGAGCAGCCATACGTTCTTTAATCATATCCTGCGTGCGCTCGTCCTTTCCAGCCAGAGCTTCTTCAAGCCTGCCCGTATAAGCAGCACGGAATGCATCAGGATCACTCTCGTACAGACCGTTGCTAATCTCTGCTTGTTGTGCAGCGAACAGCGAGGATGCTACGGTTTCGGCTTCCATAGTACGGTAGCCTTCGAGCATCCACTTGTTACCGTCGAGTTCTAGATCGTCTACAGCAACACCTTGCTGGTAGGCCATCTGACCATCCAGCACATGCTTCTCGTATTTCGTCTTAGCAGCCTCACGAACTTTGCGGCTACCAAATTCAGCAAGGGCACCCATGAACTCCAGTTCAGCAGTCATCGGTGCTTGCCGTGGTACATTAACGTTCTGAACACCGGGTACAGACAGGGGCGCAACAGGCGCTGTATTAAACGCCTGCTGCATCTCAAGTGTGCTACCGATTTCACGCTGTACTGGTTGTCTACGTGCCATTACTTACGCTTCCTTGATAGAAGGGCCGATACTTGCCGGTCCTCTGGATTGTGTTTGTCCCAGATATCAATGCTGCTCATACCTATGTCTAGCAGGGTATTACCTACAGATGGTTTCGGTATAACGCTGATATCTTTGTTGTATATCTGTTGTAGCTTTACAGTCTGGCGTTGCTGCCCGAACTGCCGCCTAGTACGCAAATCTGTACGATCAAGCGTAGTGTTTGCTCTGTCAAAGTCAGCGTCAAGCTGGCTACGGCCAATGTCAACAGACCTGCCCATAATACCAGCCGCCGCTGCTTCAACATCGTACGCCGCTTGATCGCGCATAGACGATACCTGCAGACTTAGCCTAGAGAACGCTGTATTGTCGGCAGCGTCAATTTCGTTCTGCGTAATAGCGTTCTCGCTCTGCGCAGCCGATAGCGCCGACATAGTGTTTCTGAACTTCTGCATAGACCGGGCAAGGCGGCTTTCCTCTTTACTTACGAGGTAGCCGCCAACCTTTGAGAAGGCAGATATAGCCATGTCGGCGTACATCAAGTTACTCATGTTAGTATCCTTTGAATACTTGCCCGATCCATCTCAATTCAATGTACGTTACAGGCCAAACTTTAGTTGTCTTGAGCATCAGGTCAGACACCTGCTGCGTCTCGCCCCACGGGATAACGAATGACCCGGTACTAACTGCAGTACCAAAGTTATCGATCGGATCGTCATCAAATGGGAACGTATCAGATTCGAGTACGAAGATAGGAGCACCTGCGTCTCTGTACTTGTTTAGCATGTACGCTTCAATCGTACCACTGTCTACGTAATCTACAATGTATCTGTCGATGTTAATCGGGTCCTGCGCACGCTTCTGCCCACGCCAATCTGCTGCCAGCGGTTTGTTTGGAATTAACGTAGTCTCGAACACTAGGCCACCAACAACCGTATCTGGTGCGTCATCTGCGAATACATAGTCGTACTTACCAGTACCAGCATTAAAGATAGCTGACGCTGGCGTTACAGGCCACCCGATCTTGTAACTTACCGAGTCCTCTGCAGACACGAACGCAAGTTCTGAACTTACACTAGCAAGCGGCTCGGCAGTGTTGTACACAGCGGCACCATCCAATGTGGGCGTGTAAGGCAGGCCGAACAATCGTGGGTTGTCTGGACGAAGCCTGTAGCTTACAGTCTCGTCATCGGATATGTACCAAAGATACACTGCGCCTTCTTGCACGTACACATGCTTGACCTCAAATGGGAACTCCCATTTATGCCACGCGGACTGCAGCTTCTCTTGGCCACGCCACAAGAAGTTATACACGTACAGAGTGTTGCTGTTGTCGTCAGTCTGTATCAGCAGGATTTTAGAGTTACCTGCAGAAGCCATGCCAGTAATCTCTCCCTTAATGTAACGCGGAGTGTTACTGCTGAGGTCTGCTACACTATTGCTAGTAATCTCAGACGATGGCTGCAACTCGTTAACGCCAGAGAACGACTGCTGCTTATACGGGAACATAACCGTATCACCAGACACCACTGGCTTAGCTGCAGGCGACATTTCGAACTTAGTCGTACGCACGATGTTAATCGTTTGTGACGTAAGCCCGATGGCACCGTCAATCAGGAACTGACCTGCACGAGAGAACACAACAAGGTTCGTATCGTACGGAACGCCGAACAGTAGCTGGCTCTCTTCCTCACCGGAAGTCTTAACGTCAACTACATCTGTGGCTAGTTCTGCTGCAACTGTACTGCGCCAGAAGTCAAGCGGCTCTTTAGTCTTACTGGCAATAAAGCTACCACCAGCAATGAACCACAGTCTACGCTGGAACTCCCCGATATCGGAGATAGTGTTACCAACGAATGACGGCGGCGGGTTCGTAGTGGTACTACCAGCACGCCTACCATGCCAACCACCACGTGATACCTGCGCAGTCTTAGCTACCGTGTTAACAGTAACAACATGCGGCATCGTCGCTTTGTCTAGGTCAAGCAGGTTCTCTGGGTCAGCAACTTCACGCCACGTACCGGGCAAGCCAAAGCCTGCACCAAGCGTAGTCGTGCTGTCAGAAAAGAATCTAATCCACTGTTCGTCAGCCAAGCTACCAGCCTGACCACGAATACGGATAATAGCGCCATGCGGCGCAAAGCGAGGAACGTCCGCCAGCGTAACAGCTTCGCTAACACCAGCGCGTACGACAGTGTTATTTGAGCCGTCGTTTGCCGTTAGTGAGAAGTCCCACGTAGCGTTCTTTACCCACATCACTTCCTGCTCTACGTCAACAACTGTAGTAGCTGCCTTGAAGTTCGCGTGCACAATCAGGCTGTCCCTGATCTTGTCGATGATATATCCAGCAGCAGTCTTCTCACTGTCGCCAGCAACGTCGCCATCCGGCGTAGTGTACGTACCAACCGCAACCGTGTTGTCTGAGTACTCAAGCGTCACAGTGTACGTACGAGAGAACTCGCCGCCCAATGCATACGCGTAGCCAAAGCGGTAGTCGCCATCAGACGTAGGCACAGTAGTTGCTACGACCTTATTCCGATTGACGAGGTACACCTTACCATCAGTTGCGTACGCTACGATATCGCCTGCCATGTACGCCTGAGCGTCGGCATCAACCGTGACTGTATACTCATCACCAGAGTAGCTGAACATCTTCAAGGTGTCAGTGTACGTAGCGATAAGGTACAGGTTCCCGCCTAGCAAAACCGTGTTCAGCTTTGCATCTACGGGAAGCCCACTAAACACTTGGTCTAGCACACTAGGCGGACGACTTGTAAGCCCAAGGCTAGGGTTAGGGTAAAGGTTGATCTGCTCAACTACGTTACCCTCTTGTTGAAATCTTTGCGGCTGCTGGCTAACACCGTTAAGCAGCACGCCAAGCGAACCGTCCATCTTATCCCCTTACGTATCTGCTGTGGTGCGGAGCTTCTCTATCCGCGTACGGTCTGTCGAAGTAGTTCAAGTTCTTGTTGTTCAAGTCCTCTGCTCTAAGCAGGTTCGCAGACGAAACCATCTCATCTCTGTACACGCTGAGCTTAGGATCACTGCCGTTGTTATTCACAAAGAAGATGTACCGCGCACGGTTCTTAACGTAATCTTGCGCAGACGCCGGAATGTATTCAAACGGTAGGTCTTCGATCAGCTCGAACTTGTTCCCCTCTGGCGACACATTCATACGCGTAGTCATGTGAAAAAGCTTACCGTCACGCACCACAATAAGTGGGTCGGACAGGCAGCGGAATACGATAGCGTTACTCGGAATCGTAACCGATGGACCTGCAGGTTCTACAGTCGATCGGTTAAACCAGTACCCCTTACCGCCATTAGATAGCATGGTAGAGAGTTCTGTATCAAAGTTCCGCTTAGCTCGGAGATAGGCCGGGTGCCTACTGTCCTCACCAGAAACGGGATCAATACCGATTGCAGCGAGGCTTACGTTAATAGCATCAAGTTTTGTTAGCATTACTGCCTCCTGTTTACGTAAGTACGTAGCACATTTCAGCGAGCACATAAGCTGTCACTGAATGCTCTACCGTCAATTCGGCACTACGCACATAGATAAACAGAGGCCCCAGTATTACTACCGGGGCCAATGTAATTAGGCTTTGTCAACAACGCCCAGAACGTCAGGACGCCGCGTGTTCACAGCGAACGCCATCGCGCTGTCAATGAACCACTGACGCTCAACCTTGTCGTAGAACACATCGCTTTCCAGCGGAATGGTTTCACCAACAAGCAGCGAGTTCGGGTGCGCAACGATAGCAACTGCCTTAGCTTCCGCAGCAGACAGGTCGTACGCTTGACCGTTCTCGTCGTTCGAGAGCAGGTGGTTCGAGATAGCAGCGTTAGGCATACGTGCAGTCGAGATGAGCGGAAGGCCCATGATCGTCTTCACTTTGCCAAGCGCATAGTTCCCGTTGTCAGCAGAGAAGTCTGCGTTAACGAGCTTGTCGTTGTTAAGCAGCACTTCGTACTGGATCGGACGCACGAAGATAACGCTCTCTTCAACAGGGAGGTCTTCCTCTTGCATACGCACGATGATACGCGCGATCTTAGCATACAGCAGATCGGGATCGAGTTCATCGTTAGCCAGAGCCAGCGTTTCAACCTTACCAGCGCCAATGGCACCGTTCAGGCCAGCAGGGGCTGTCTGACGTGCACCTTTGATGCTCTGGATGAGGAACGCCTCATCGAAGAACTTCGCCAGCTTCTTGCCGTGTTCCTTACCAATCTCTGCACGAGCATTGAAGTCGATCTGGAACTCATTCAGTTGCGAACGGTTATCCCGTGCAAGAATTACAGTATCGACGGTAACGCCAACGCGACCGAAGTTCGTCTTGTTAGCAGCAGGCCGCACACCCGGAACAACGCGCTGGAGTTCCGAAGTACCGATGCGCCGAACGATCTTGGTGTCAGTGCCACGGATCGGCATGACGTTATACATCTTCCGCATGATGGAAGCTTTGACAAACGAGCTATCAACAGCACCACCGTATTGCTCAATCATTTCCGAACGAGCGAGGTCCGACAGATGCCCACTGTCGGTAGGGATATTAACACCCGACATTCGGGTACTCCTTCATAGTTACGGCTTAAATGCCTTGTTTCTTTCCAGCAAGTCGCGCCTGCAGAAGACGACCCTTGTCAGCTTCGTACGTGCCTGCCTTGTTCGCTTTCTCTACAGCTTGGAAATATTCCGCTGCAGTCAGTGGCTCGATAGCCGTAGCCTTCGAGTTAACATTTGGAGTAACAGCAGTGGTGCTCGTGAACTCCGTGTTGCCCGCAGCAATGTAGTCTTCGTACATAGCCTTAGCAGCCATAGCGGCAGCACGAGGGCTAACGTCGATCATTGCGGCGTATTCCAGTCTCTGTTCATTCGTGAGGTTTTCTTTCGCCCACGTACGAACAACGTCCCAGTTCTCGGAAGAACCAACCACGTCATGCACTGACTTAAGAGTAACGGCTTGTGCCTGCTCCACGCCAGCGAGGAACGACTTAACACCATCAAGTATGATAGTGGCAGACGCTTCACCAACCTTAGCAGTCAGTGCAGCCTTGTCGATCTTGGTGAGGTCTTTAGCAACTACTGCATCATACAGCAGTGCCTTAGCTTCCTCTGGCGTTACGCCACTGTTCTGCAGCTTAGTAAGAACCGCATCACCAACTTCACTGCCAGTGCTTTCCCACACTGTAAGATCAAGCGGCTTATCTTTCGGCTCGTCTTTTGGCTTCTCAGCCTCTGCCTTAGCTTTAGCGTCGGCTTCTGCTTTGGCTGCATCAGCAGCGGCTGCGTCTTCCTTGGCCTTAGTTGCAGCAGCTTCGGCAGCGGCCTGAGCCGCAACTTCTTCTGCAGACATTTGACCGTCTTGGTTAGTCGGTGCCGGAACTACCGGCTTCTCTTCTTCTTTAACTTCGTCTACCATCTGGGGTTATCCTTATGCTTCGGGCTGCGTGGCTGCTTTTGCTGCAGCTTCTTGCGCGACCATATCGGTCTGTTGCTGCTGCGCCCGTGCTTGCTCGGAAGCAATCTGATCGGAAGACTTAAGGAACTCCTTATAGTCAATACCGCGTTGCCCGAACATGAACTGCGCAACCTTACTTGGGTCGAATGCAGCACGCATGTCTTCCGGCACTGCATCAAGCAGTTGCAGGTCCATGAATGCAGCACGTACTTGTTGCAGGACACTCTCTTTGGAAAGGCTCTCAACACCAGCACTGATCTTGATATCGAACAGGTCTTTCTTACCAAGCGAAGGAATGTTCAACGTACCAATAAGGTAGTCGGCCTCACGCTTCTGCCATTCAAGAGCAAGGCGGCTATACAGCCCACCAAACGCACTCTCAAGCTCTAGAGCATTAAGCTGCACTTCAAACGCCGTCACGCGCTCTGCATCACGCACAGACCCCGCGCCAGCCAAGAAGATACGAGAAAGCTCTTGCTCCATAGACTGCACAGCAGCCATGAGAATGCTCAGTTCCTTTGCCGCATCATTCGTCAGTGTACCCACATCATCTGGGCTACCCGAGTGATACGTGCCACGTCTGCTGTTGTTAAGCTGCACCACGTCGAGTAGTGACGCGGGGTTAACAACAAACTTGATATCAGCAGAAATCTGGAAGATATCAAACAGAGCTTCTCCGCTCTTGTCGAGATTGTGGAACAGGTTCGCATGCTCTTCGCAGATACCACGACCATAGTTGCGATTACGCGGCAAAGACCACGCAAGCACAATAGACGGATTATCCCTCAGAGAGAAGCGTTTACGCGCCTCAAGGATTTCAACTCCCTCGCATTCTTGCGTACGTGTAACAAGGTTCCCTTTAGTTTGGAACCTAGTATACAACCAGAGCTTATCCTCAAGCCGCTTACCATCTTCTTTCTCTTTAGGCGCTTTGTTCGTCTTCTCCCTGATCTGCTCTTGAACAGACTTAGGAAGTTCCTCAAGCAAGCAACGATCACGTACCACTACATCGTACGGCTTTGAGTTTAATCCGCGACGAACGCAGAAGTCCTTGATACCGTACACCACAGAGGTGCCATCGTCGAGACGTACTTTACATACGTTACCAGTCACAATCAGTTGCTGCGCCATCTCGACTGCAGCTGGTCTATAGCTGACAAGGTTGAACTTGTCCATCGCCATAGTCTCTACCCACTGTGCCTCTTGACGTGCAGTGCTTTTCATCTGCGCCAGCGCCTCTTCACCTGCAGTCTTGCGAATGCGGTTTTGAAGCTCTGTTGCCATTGCTGCCATGAAGAAAGGGCGGTCAAGCGGGAACATCGCACTGACCACCTTGTTGCTAAGGAAGTTCAGGAGACGCGCACCGATTACCACGTAGCTTCCTACGATAGCCGTATTCTCCGTGTTATCCTCTGGACACACTGCCGGGATAGTCCACTTAGCATACGTCTCACTGCGAGTAGTAAGGTCGCCCTTCTCGCTGTTCATAGCAGTCCATTGCGTCTCTAGATCGCTCATCCCATCACCGCCTGTGCGAAGTTCGTAGGCCTACCTACAGGCTCCGTTACAACACGACGCTTCTGCTTGATACCCATCATCTGGTTCATAAGAATGCTAAGCGGATTGTTCTCGCCTTTGAAGCCGGTATTTGGACTAGACGGATTAAGAGGCGCATTGCCGGGAGTTTGTCTGCTAGTGCTCGCATTACGCGCACCGCCTTTAGTGAAGTCTGTACCGAGAACAATGTCTGCACCAGTACCATCTTTTGTCATGTTAAGACGGCCCATCTCACGGGCCAACGTATCCTGCCGCGCCATTTCGGCTTCTTGGCTCTTACGATTTTTCCTAGCTTGACTTGCGCCCGCAATAGCCCCGGCTGCGCCAAGACCTACTGCTAGGGTAGTAAGCAAACCCATCGTGCTACCTCGCTATAGTGTTAGCCTATAGCTTCTCTCTACAGGTGTGAACTTGAGAAGAGACATTGCTTTGTGAACCCGCTCTCCTGCAGTTTCGAGCACCGAGAAGTAGATGCTAGCAACGCCAATCTCTTTGGCTTCGGCAATGAATGCCTTGAGTAAGAATATACCGGAGTTATCCTCTGCGTACCACGCAACTTCTTGCAACAGATCGGTGTCTGTCATGGCGTCGTAGACTACTTTACCAAGGATTGCTCCAGTGATACCATTGTCCGTATCTGACACCAATACAACTTCATTGTCGATCAGGTTCTCAACGGCAGTACCGAAGAACGCTAGATCGTGCGGTGAGCCAATACGTTCGGCAAACTTCTGCATAAGCTTCGCAACATCTGCGTAGTCTTCTGCCGTAGCTCGTCTAATCATACTGTTCCTTGCCTTTCTCTAATCCTTCAATGAATGCCTTGAGGTCTCGATGCGCCTGAGTATACCCCATATCGAACGACGTGCTATCCCGAGTGAACCTATTGTTGTCTACTCTGGTTATACGTTCTTTGACTGCATCTAGTACAACCTTCTCTCCACTACGCAACGCACGTAGTGATGTTAAGTCCGTCATGATTTGCTTCCTTTATACTGATTAGTACGTCAGGTGCTAGAAGTTCTTTAAGTGGTTTCGGTATGTCCTTGCCCTTTACTACGTACTCTAGTGCTAGTAGAATACTATCTTCTTCTGTAAGGTCATTGAACATATTTATTACCTATATGGTAGTATAGCCTAAGTTATTATATACTCTGTTACTGATGAGCTAACCTAGGCTAGACTGTGCTTTCCATAAAGGTGTCCCGGAAATCAACCGAAGAAGAATGCCGACTGTTTAACGGCATTAATATCTAGTGTACCTGCAGCGGGCGGGTTCGGTATCTCTTGACGTGGATGCGAGAGCGAGAGTTCAATGTACAGAGCGTCAAGCACACTCTCGGTATGCAGCAGTACGAACTGTTCACGGATGATCTTATGGAACTCGTCGATGTGACAAGCATGCGTACCAAAGTCATCGTGGATCATAGCGAAGTCTTCGATGCCAGCGTCAAGCGATGCATTCAGTACTAACATCATGTGCGATGCGTCGATACTGTGCACAAAGTTCGGGCTAGCACCCTGACGCATCTTACGCACGTCGAGGTCGCTAGTATGGAACTGCACTGTCAGACGTATGCCACCGTTGATTGCAGTCTTGACCATCTTAGTGTCAGTCGCCATTGCTGCCTGATACACAGGGAACCCTAGCGGCGTATGGTACAGCACAGCCCTGCCGTCTTTGGCTGCAGCACCGACTGCCTTCTGTATCCAGCCCATAGCCTGACGAGCAGCAACGACAACTTCGCCGATGCTAGACCACAGAATAGGAGACAGGTAGATCGCGTGCTTGAACCCAGTGTTACCAAAGTATTTACCGTCGGCCTCACGATACCAATCAAAGATGCTCTCGGTGCATGTGTTCTGCGTACTGCCATACGGAAGTGTCATAACAGGCTTCTTCGAGAGCTTGCGCGGCATCTTCGGCTTGTCTGCATCCAGACGCCGGAACAACCGCAACCAGTTCCGCGCACCGTTCTGATCCTCGTGCGGGTCAGCAGCAAGCACCATTAGCTTACCTGTAGCAACGTCAGCAACAGACTGGTAGATATCGGCAGGCTTGTCAGCAGGAACTAGGTTTACCGCTGAACCTCCCACTTGGTCCCGTAGCATTGCGGAGAAGTGTTGCAGGCCGTTACAACTCCCGTCGAGAGCAACGGGCAGATGCGACCGAAACGTCTCTCCAAACTCGTTAACTCCCGCGTATTCGAAGCAGAACGCAAGAAACTGGTAAGGTTTATCAGCGTCCGCCCAGAGGGAACGGTTTCCAACAGGGTCTGCAGCAACTGCAAGCCACTGCTCTTTCCTCTCGTCGATCCACCGTACACGGTCATCATAGGAAGACTTATCGTATCCCCATTTATTTGCACCGTGTACTTTAAGCCAGTATACTCCACGCGCCCCGAGGGGCTTCGCATTAGCGAATTGAATAAGAGCCTTGCTTTGGTCCGGGCCTTGTGGCGATATGCCGGAGGATGCTGAGTATACCCGTCCCCGGAAGTCGCATCTGTAGACATAGTAGAACTCCTGTTTATCCTCTAGCTCTTTAGCCAGACGTAGGTTCCTGCTTACGAGCATGCACAGTGCACTACGCTCAGCTTCCTGAGCATGGATAGCGCGCATAGTATTCTTCCATGTGTCGAACGCGTCAGTTTCCTCTTGGTTCGACGGCTGCGCACCGGGTGCTAGCGGGCATGGCGGGAATGTGTACGGCTCGCTGTTTGGCATACCAACACCAAGGTTGTTAGCCCAGACCTCTTGCATAACCCACAGCACGCGACGATTGATCTTCCACGGTGTGCCCTGCATTGCGTTAACAGCGCGGTACACTTTCGGCATCTCAGCCTTGGCGTACTTTTTAAGGCCAGCCTGCGGATTGAGCCTGCTGCGAATAATCAGCGGCGTCGTATGCCGTAGCTCTGGCAGCAGATACCCGCCATTCGACGGCGTAGTCCACGGGTCTGGCGGAGTGAGCATAGGCAAGCGGTCCGGGAACAGCATAGCCATCGCGTCATCATGCGCGTTAACCCATGTCAAGCACTCTGCGCTAGGCACAAGGAACTTAGCTGCCTTGCCCCACTTACCAACCTGATTGGCGCGGAAGCCATGACGTACCTCAAACAGATCAGTATTACCAAGCACGGTCTGGGCAATGATAAGACCAACCAGCACACGCTGTGGCTGTGTCCAGTACGTAGGTTCGAACGCTGTGTTATTCTTTGCTGCACTGAGAATACTGCGGCGAATGAAGCCGTAATGCTGCGTAGCTTTCTCGCTAACAGCACGTAGCACCTGATCGTAGTACGGCTTGTTCTCAGTCTCAAGCTGCATAAAGTGGAACTCGTCCTCGATCTTGCTACCAATGTCTGCGCATACTGAGGTGTACGTGCGATCTGCCTGATACACACATGACAGCATGCTCTTTAGTGCAATGTACGCAATCTTGTTAGCGTCCATGCCAACGAGTATCTTGGCTTCTGGTGCGCGACGCACCTCTGTCTCGCCATTGAGATACGCGGTAACTGCTTCTGCAATCCGAACCAAATACTCTTTCATAATGGTCTTACCTGCGCTCGTTTCCGATACGCGGTTGCCCTCTACTGCTCGTTCGCGCTGTGTGATGAACCGGGTTACTCCCCGGTCCACCATGTTGCGCTCCCACTCAAGCTCGTCTTGCGTAGAAACTGTCATTATATTCCCTTAGCTTTGATGCGCCTAGCGGCTGCTTTCTTTTTAAGCTCTAGTCTCTTCTCTTCATCCGTCTTGTGCGTCGGATGCAGTACCATACCATGCTGCGGATGCCTGTGTGCTTCCCAGTATTCTAACAGCTTGGCTAGGACAGTATACTTGTCAGTATGTTTCCCGACCCGTCTCGTAAGGTTGTGTATCTTCCCTTCGATACCGTTACAATTTCTGCACAGAACTCCTCGTATGTATCCGGTGATGTGGTCATGATCGAGAACAGGTTGCTTGGTTCCGCGTCCAATAGGGTGTGCACAGATTGGACACTTCTTACCTTGCTTACCAAGTATCAACTCCGTTGCTTGAGGTATCTGTTTTGTCAGGAGACGCTTCATCGTATTTCTTTCTGTTGAAGAACGCGCCAGTGGCTGCGTCAACAATAACCACGGCACAGAATATCAGTGCCATTACAGCGAGCGTGCTGACGGTTACGATAACGACAGCCTCGAACGAGGTAATTATGGGACCAATCATTTCACAGTCTCCCTGAGCCATGCAAGCACGTCTTCCGGGTTCTTATTACGACGCATCCACAGAGCGAACATGTCGCCGCGATACGCTTGACGTGGTGTAACCTCTTCACCAGTCTGCCAATGCGTGAATGCAATGCCCGACTTCATGAACAGATCGTCAACGAGATGCAACGCATCCTTTACAGACCGCACATCTTTTAGCAACTCGTAAGCCATAACTGGCCCGCACGGCTTAGTCTTAGCATGCGCCGCTTCTATCTGGTCGCGGTACTTCTGCATATGCTTGAGCATAGCTTCTGACTTCGGTTGAGCCATCTCTTCAAGATCAGCAAGCGCAGTCACTGCTTTGGTGTACGCCTGAGTAGGTGCCAGTGCCATAGCCTTAGCACCGTACACAGCAGGTAGACCTTTGATCGTATCGGCAGCGTCACCAGTAAGGCACTGTGCAAAGAAGAATGCAGGGCCGTAGCCAACGATCTTCTTGCTGCTCTTGCTATCGTCAATTTCAATGCTGCCGTACGCGTCGAACGGAACGTCAACCACTTCGTACGAGTTCATGTCGAGGTGCAGACCCGGAACCATACGCAGGTCTTTGTCAGCACTGCAGATGATAGCATTCTTTGGGTCAGCGTAGTTAGCCTGCGTCATACCGTCATCAGCTTCCTGATCCATGTGCACAATGCTGCGCTCATGCGATCCGATAAAGCTCTTAACATCTGCGAAGTCTGCAGGTAGATCGCGACCACCACGGGACGCTTGGTACTCTTGCTGCACAACCTGATTGTACCTGCCACCCTTGGTGCTGCCTGTACCAGTGACGTGCAGTACGTACTCCGATGCGCGCGCCTTGCCAGCAATGAAACGTGCGAACTCCATAACCTGCCCGAACTTATACCCCAAGTCACGCTTTGGCTTCTCGCCGTTAGTCTCAGCCACAGTATCGGCTGCGACGATGTACGTCATGAAGTCTGCGTCGATATGCGCAACGCGCCCTGAAACGGGTTTCCCCGGCGATACTTGATCGCCGAGGTTAATGCCGTCTAGTTCTGCTAGCAAATCCATTACGGGTTGATACCAAGCTGTGCGAACAGATCGTCAGCCGACGCGACCTGTGCGGGTGCCGGGTCAGCGGCCTTGGCAGGCTCAGCAGGCGCGGCTGCAGGGGCAGCTTCCTTAACCGGGGCAGCTTCGGTCGGCTTGTCGGCGACAGGTGCCGCCTTGCTCGCCTGAGCCGCTGCAGCGATGGCTTCGGCTTCCTTCTCAGCCGCCGCGACCAGCGCCGGATCAGGCTTACCCTCTGACGCATCAAGCGTAAGGGCACCAAGACCGATCAGCAAATCCTGTAGCGGTGAACCCTCGAAATCGAGTGCATCACGTACAATCAGGTTCTGCAACCAGTTCTTCGACACTTCTTCCTCAGTACCATCCTTGTTCTTGCGGGTGTACGTACCGTCGATAAAGATGCTATCCCACTGAGCCTTGCTTGGATTGCTCCACAGAAGCAGGCGCATCGGAATGGTAGCATCAGGTACAGGAAGCTTCGTCACTTCACCCGTGGCCGGGTTCTCGAAGATAGGCGGATAGATAAGCCACTCTCCGTCACGCGTCATATTAGCGTACGTAACGTCAGCTTTGTCGCCTTTGCCGTTCGTATGCGTAATCTCAATGATGAAGCCACGGTTCAGTAGCTTAGCCATGTGCGTGATGCTTTCGTCGCCAGCCCGCATCTTCATAAAGAGCTTACGGAAACCAGCCTTCTCGCCAGTCTTAACCGCAACGTCTTGGGTGAACAGCGTACCCTGTTGCTTACCGTCAACGTCTTTCATGTGCGCCTTACCAAGAAGCTCAAAGAACAGCTTAGCGCGAAGCACAGTGCCCTTCTCTTTGCCCTCGTACATGTCCTTGCGCTTACCTACCTCAACGTACCCGATGAAGCGTGCGAGCGTTTTACCAGCAGGCGGAATGGTGTTTTCGTATTCGACAGCCTTCGACTGATCGGGGAGAACGTCGTCTTTTACTTCGTCCAACAGAGAGTGCGTCATTGTGCGTTCCTTTAATGGAAGTGCTTGAGTTCATACATGTTCGGCCCGTGTTCGGCTTCTGCTGGAAACGGTACTGGGCAATCTATACCGTAGAACCGCTTGAGTAGTTGCGGCACAGAAGTCATTACGCGCAGCACAGTGTCTGCTACTTCTTTGGAGACGCTCTTATGGCAGTCGATCCAGTAACAGTCGTGCACTGTATTCACAAGGAATGCTTTACCATCCCAATTATTCTTGAGCATGAACAGTCGGAACAGTACGCCCAGAACCATCTGAACAATCTCACCACCAGTACCTTGGATCGGATAGTTCTTAAGTTCAGTCGGCATGAATGTATCGACTACACCTTTCTTACGCTGCCATGCTGGAGCATCATAAGTACGGAACACATACTGTGTACCAGTCGGTGCTGTGTAAGTTCCTTTGCGGAACTGCCGGAACCCACGATCGGGGTCGCGGAACGGATACGCAGTATCGAGCACTTCGCGCTCTACGCTGTCATTGTACTTCTTAACACCAGCGTACTCCGCCTCTTCCAACTCGATCATCGCCTTAACGTCATCGACTGGAATACCTGTAGTGGCCGAGATACCTGCTGCACCTGCACCGTATGCACGCTGGAACGAAAATTCCTTAGCAGCAGTACGCCGCTTCTTCCAGAGCTTGAACTCTGTGAACGTCTCGTCCTTGCACCAGTACAACGCTTCCTCGTACGTGCACTTGTACTTCAAGGCTACACGCTTACAGTGGAAGTCGATCTTAGCAATGAGGTCACGAACAAGGTTCGGATCATTACTAAGTAGGCCCTGCACAACAACCTCTAGCTGTGCATAGTCAATCTCAACCATGTCGCCATCTTCGCCGAAGCGAGATACGAACATACGCTTAACGCGTGACTTGTCTGCACGCGGCAGGTTCTGCAGGTTCGGTTCAGAGCTAGACAACCGCGTAGTAACGGTCATCACATGGTTAAGGCTGTGGTGGATCATAAGCGATGCGGGGTCAACGCAAGTGAGCATACCCTTCATCTTCTTACCATCGTTAGTAACGTAGTACGTCCCCATGTCCTTCTGGATAGCAGCGTTCCGTGCGTACTCCTTGAGGAACGGGATGTCACGCGTACCTAGCTCAGCGATAGTATCCTTGTCTGTTGAGTAGATAGGGCCACCCATACCATCAGTGAGCGCCGTCTTCCACTCAGGATCAGGCTCAGTAATACCGGGTAGCTTGAAGAAGAAGTCTTGCCATTTTACTTTGAGTTCGCCGGGGACCGAGACTTTCTTGGTCTTGGGATCGCCTGCTTTCTTACCGCTGGCGAACACGTCTTGTAGGAACGTTCTTCCGCCTGCTGAAAGCGTCCATCGTCCAGACGCATCCTGACTAGCCCCGGCTGCAGTGAGCTTAGCCGGACTAAGTGGCTTACCATCAAAGAGAGGCCAATCTTCCGTAGCCTTAAGCCTAGCGAGTTCGCCTGTCTCTGTGTCAATGTAAGTCTCCCGCTTCTGGTATCTGATAGTACCACCGAACAACAGGCATGATACATGCGTTCCGCTGGTCCATGAGAAACCAACTTCCTCTGGCACAACGTCTTTGATGTACGCATCCAGACGCTCTTGCAACGCACGCTGCTCAGTGATGAGCAACTGCAAGTCTTCCTTAGCAGCCTGCATGTCGATCTTGAGACCGTTGTATTCCATCTCAGTCGTAGCCAACAGACCATCCATACGTACTTGGATAGTGTGCAGCATGCCTAGCTCTTCTGCGAGCTTAAGTTGACCCAGATAGATAAGCTCAGTGTTCCCGATATCACCAGAGTTCCTACCTTCCTCGACGGTGCCGATCAGATAGTCACGTAGTAGATCAGGGTTAATCTCAGACGTAAGCACACCAGCCTGCCACAGAGCCTTGAGGCCGTCTACCTTAAGACGACCACCGTAGCTCTCGACAATGGTATCCATAGCCACCATCTGTGACTTCTTCTGCTGACCACGTAGCAGGTACTCTGCGTACTGGGTGCACCAGATTTTACCACCGCGATTGTAGTACGCCCGCAGGTTCTCGTATCCACCGGGCGTAGTCATTTCATACAACAGGTCGAACTTTATGTTGTGCCCGACCAGCAACGTCACGTCATCCTCAATTACAAGTGGCGTTACTTCTGACTTCGACAGGAAGTGCTCAGACGTAGCGCAGGAGTGATCTTGCCGCTTATGACCACGCATGACAATGTAGTTACGCGGGTCAAACGGGTTGGATTTACGCTTGAAACTGTGGTGCGTCTCAGTCTCGCTATCGAAGATTTTATACATGCTTCTCCTTAAAACCCGAAAGCAGGGTACTCGCTCTTTCCGAACTCTGTTGCAGCAATATGTACACGGACACGATCTGCTTTGTTAAGCAGGTTAAGCTCTTTACATATACGCGTAGCTGCTGCGAACCGCTCGAACCCGATTGGATCGGAATACACGATGGCGTTATTAGTGCCTTTACGTGCAGTTAGGAACGCAATCTCTGTGGCTTGATCGGCGTTGTGGTAGTCGCCGTGCACGTCCCACCCGGCGTTATAGAACATCTCGCGAACGTAGTCTGTTTGGTTTCGCGGATCATTCGTGCGCGCGTCTGGAGCTACGAGAAGTAGTATATCGCGATCACTATTTAGTACCGGCGGATCACACGTCCATGCAGAGCCAGTGCGACTGCATTGCAGCACTACCGGCAGAACATCTACGGGGATATCGAACTCGTCTCGAAGGAAGTTATAGTCATGCATCTGGTGTTTCCTTGTCATCGCGCCATGCTTGGAACGTTGGTTGCCGCAGATCGCTGTAGCTGTCATCGCGCTTGTACTTGATAGCAGCCATACGCTTCCATTTGGTATCCTTGTACCCAGACTTGATCGCCTGCTGCCACTGATAGAACTCAGCGAACAACTCACGCCGCTCTGCATGCGAGAGCTTACCCGGACCAATACCAATCTCGCGTCCTTTGTAAGACGCAACAAGACGACCAGCCATGTTCAACGGCTGACCATCCTCTGAGGTAGCTTCCTCAACACCTACAATGAACAGGTCAATCGTTGGATCAACTACGTACTTCTGGTAGCCCCACGTACGCTTACCGGGTTGCCAAGTCTCCGTGGTACTGCGGATGATAAGTCCCTCAGCATTCGGATACTCTTCCAAATACAGGTCACAGTAAGTCTGCGCTGCAGTGCTAGGCATAAGCGCCTGTGGGATCACATACGACTTGTTCCACACACCACGGAAGATTACTTCCATCAGCGCGTACCTGTTCAGAAAGCTAGCATGCGCATCGTTAAGCACAGAAGACCAAAAGTCAAATAGACCCACACGCAAACCGTCTTGCTCAGACTGCCGACGAACAACACCACTGATATCCTTGAAATCCTTGAAGCTATCGTGCGTAACTTCTCCTACGACAACGAGCTTTGCGCTGGCCCACTTCTCACGCTTGTCAGATGGCAGCTTCTCAAGCCAAAACGTAAGACGCTTGGCAAGCTCACGCCCAATACCCGCACAAGACACTAGCTCTTCGTCTTGTCTGCTACGGATTGTAGTGCAAACAGCATTGTCACCGAACGGATTGATCTGCAACTCGAACCTAGCAGGTACACCGTCGAGCTTCTGAGACACGTACACCATAGGCGAGAGTTTAGCAGGAGTGTACGGCTTAGCTAGTTGGAGTGTCTTAGTCATTCATGTAGCTCCCGTTGTACTTGACGCCCTCGATCATGGCGTCCATCGCACGATGATGCATAGTCGCAGGCGCTGGCTCGACGTACTTGTGTGCAGTAGGCGGCTCCTTAGGAGTTAGTACCTTACGAACGTCAATCATGGGATTGTCTTGAAGGTACAACTCTACCTGCGCCATAAGATTGAACAACTCGTGCGCAACATGCGGCAGGCCGCTCTCATCGTCTGGGTAAATGAAACCCGCACCGTACATCATACCAGCATCACGCTGGTTGCGGTGCCTACGTGCAGCCTTGTCATACCGATTGAACGCATCTGGAACTTTACGCCAGCTATGCGCCTCGTACTTCTTAGCACCGTAATCAAGCGTTGCTTGTACGAACGCCAGAGCATTAGGGAACCCTAGCTCAAGCAGGCTGTGATCTGGCTTACCAGCATCAGCCTTAAACTTTTGATCTTGCATTAGCCATCTCCATTAGCTTGTAGTCGTACGCAAAGTGCTCTTTCAAACGCTCATGCGTAAGCTTCGTTACTGACGTGTCGAACATAGGTTCTTGCTTTGACGCGTTCACTTTACCTTCTGGTGGAAAGTCACCAAACACATGCATGTAATCCGAGTTGCTGTTATAGCGCACAGGGACCACAATGTCTCTAGGGCAACTGTCCAAAAAATTATCGGCATTTTTTCTGGACGCAGGTATGCTAAGCTGAGTGCAGTATCTGCTGTACAGTTCAGTATCCCACTTGCGTGGATCAGAACCCGCACCCTCGTTGAACGTAGCTTGCGAGTTCAGCAACCACTCTTCGAACGGTCGCTTAGCATCTGTGCTATTACGCTCGCGCCAATCAGCAGGTGCGCGCCGATGCGTCTCTTCTGTGATCTGCTGCATGTACAGCCAAAGGCTATACAGCCGGTCAACAGGCTGACGCAGCATGTAAACTACGCGCCAGTACGGATCATGGCCCGCTTCGATAGCGTACAGCAACGAGTACTGGTATTCAGTTTCTGGAACACCGTGCGCGCTGTTAACATACTGCAGCATAGCGAACTCGCCGTGCCGGAATGGCATAATCCATCCTGCGTCGTTGGCTTTCTCGTAGTTGTGCTCGCGCGGACCTACGCCTAGCAGCCACTGCTTCAATCGCGTGCTACCTGCACGCGGCGGAGTAATTACTACTAGCTTCTGTTTGAAGTTGATGAACATTACTTCCAGTACTCCCCATCTTGGCGTAGCTCTTTGATGTTCTGCGCAATCGAATCAGCATCGTAGTGCACACCTGTTGCGAATTGGTACATAACGTCCCAACGGTCGTTCTCTTCCTCAAGCAGGATAAATCCCGGCCTGCCCTTACCAAGGTGATACCCTAGCTCCAGATGCCCCGATTTACCAGCAGGCAACGCTAGCACCATACAGGCGCTCACGTCGATGTTTTTCTTGTCGAACCCGAACGTATTTAGGCTAGCAGGCATACGCAATGCCTCTGGGTACGATAGTCCCATGCTATCGTAGTATTCCTTCCAGTGATCGTCTGCATGCGGACCAGCAGCGTACCAGTCCATAAAGACGGGCATGCTGCAGGCTTCCGCTAGTGCATCACGAATACGTGGCATAGCGGGGTTCCGTAGAGACCCTGCGAGATAGATGCGATCCAGTGCCATCAGCTAACCTCCGCGACAGGCTTGCAATGATACAGTGCCTCGTCTACCGTATTGCCCGACTGTACTTGACCGACGATGTACAGGTTAGCCAGAACTTCTGCTCTGGCCATGCACTGCTCTTCTGTGAAGTAGTAGCTGTTGTGCTCAAGCGACACAGGCTCTGCTCCGTTAATCCCAATCACAAGTACCGGAACCCACCACATGCTATCCCTTTCTGACGTGTGCGTCTCGCCACGCCTTCCCGTGTTTGATTGTCAAGATCGCCCGCTTACCGTTCAGGTACGTGGCGATGAAGCTGTGTGACCAGCTAGACAGGCCCTTGTTGTAACCCATATCAAGCGTGCCGTATACGCCAGCAGTGTAGATACCATCCACAATACCAGCACTATGCGTATGTGCAGTGTTAGCTTTTCCAACTGTGCGCAGGTTCAGCGGATTACCCCGTGCGCCACTAGGCCCGAGATGCCCGTGCACACCACCCTCAATGTTCGTACCGTACACGCTGTAGCTCTCGTCCTCACGAACGTACGCAATAGCATCGCGCACTTGCTTGCTTAGCTTATCATTCAGCGCAGTAATGAACACGTCGCCTACGCCGTTTCTGTACACCCACAGGTTACAGCGCAGCCAGAACTCCACGTTAACCGGATCGGTGAACGCAGCAGTGTTCTTGAGCCACGTGCCCAGAGCCTGATCGTGGTTCGATACAACTACAACAGTCTTACACCAAGTACGGTGCGCACTATGCAGGATACGCGCCGCGATGCTGAACTCGTACTCTACGCTTTCGTTCTGGTCTTTATGCATCGCCCACAGGAAGTGCGGGTCTTTGATGTTGTGGTGATTACGCGGCATGAAGTCGATAGTATCATGCATGAACTGCTCGTGCGGCATCAACTGGTCGAGGATACCACCCTCGTCAAACACAGTTTCCATGATATCCCAGTCAGCCTTAAGGCCGTGGATATCGCCGTGCGTAATTGCTGCGAGCCGATGACCGTCGCTGTACCCATCCGGTGTCCAGTACGTATCCAGATCATAGAAGCAGCCGTTAATGTCCGCGTTAATCTGACGCGACCACCAGTTACCATCATCATCCACTTCGACAACCATAGCACCGAACACATGGTGGAACTCAGCAACCTGACCAGCAACGCGCTGGATATAGTTACGCTTGGTCACTGCACCAGTAGTGTACAAGAACACAGGGTCTGCGTCCTTCATAGTAGGCACGCTGTCCATACGCATCTTGACATGCGGAATGATCGCGCTGTTACCACGTGTGTACGTCTTGAGTGTGCTTAGCGGATGCACACGAGTAGGGATGATGTTAAGCTCACCACACCACACTAGCGATGGGGCGATCTGCAGCGACGTGTCTGATACGTACGGCTCGATACGCTTATCGTACCACACACCATCGTCGTCAGACACCTTGCTTGTGTCGGCCTTCTGCAACTCAGAGGCCATTGTGTTCTTGTTGTACACAAAGCGGCTAACGTGCAGCTTCGCGTCGTTGTCTGCGATGTAGTGCATTAGCGACTGCCAGAACTTGTCATGCAGCGCCGTATTGTTCTGCGCACAGGTGAACACGAAGGTCTTGCCTGTAGCTTTCTCACGGCGCTTGTCTGGTGCCTCAAGGAAGCCCGGAAGCTCTGTCTCTTGCGCTGTCTCCATGACCTCGTTGTAAAGCTCACGGAACCTACTGTTCCTGAACTTGTAGCCAGTAGTGCGCAGATACGCCATGCAGCTTTCTTGGTTCGTACCAATATGCCGCACTACGTGCTCCACTGCTACCTTGTCGAGATGCGGTGCTCCGCCCATTAATCCTTGCCTTCCATTGTCATAGGCTCATCGGTGTATCGTGCCCGCATAGGCTCGTACTGAACCGTAGCGCGTGGATCACCGGGGCCACCATCTTTGCGTAGCTTGTTCTTTGGAACGCCAATCCAACGTGTATTGGCATAGCCGGGATCATCAAGTGCACCTAGCATAATGATGAAGTCACAGGCACCTTGCTTACCAGTCTTGCTGTCCTTAAGCATTGACTGACCGGGGAACTGCAGGTTGTTACCCTCTGCAGAGATTTGCGACGTAGCAATTCCAATAGCATCGAAACGTACTGCAGTCTCACGTCCCCACTGATACATCTTCTCCAGCCCGAGGTCTGTACGTGCGCTATCACCGAAGCCACGAATGTTGTCGATCATGTCATATATCACGATCTGCGCATTGTTCTTCTGAATGATCTGCTGCACGTCGTAATTGTCAGCACCGTGAATGTCCACGATCCTGATCTTGTCACGCCGACCAACGATCTTATCGTACACCGCACCAAGCACACCCTTGTTCGATAGCTCAACGAGCTTCGTACGGCTAACGCCAAGCGCAGCTTGATACAGACGTGGGATGATACGCTTACCCGGACCTTCATTGTTAAGCCACAGCACATTGCGATCAGGTTCGCATTGCGGTGCCCAGAACGTACACTCGCTGGCAATCCACGTAGTCTTGCCGCGATCAGGCCGACCAGCAACAATACCGAAATCACCGCCACGCATAGGCCGCATGCTCTCGTTCAAACAGTTAAGCCTGAACTTGATACCGCTACCGTCTTCCTCTTCTGCGAGGATGCTTTCGATAGTGTCGTCGATGTACTCCTGCACATGCAGGTTAGCGTCTGCTTGGAACTCTTGGATACTCGTACTCAGCTTACCGTGCAGATTATCTAGCTCACCTTCCTCGAATGAGTTAATGAGAGACGCAACGCGAGCCGATAGCTTAAGCTCAAGCAGAGACTTCATTACGTGCGACTTAGCATCTGCGTCTACGTCTTGCTTAGCGTTAAGCAGAATAACTTCCAGCGCATGCCGCGTGTCTTCCTTAAGCCCGCTATGCCAAGCACGGAACAGCGGAAGGAACACGTCGAAGTTAATCACAGCATGGTCTGGGAACTTGTCGAAGTATTTGCCGTAGTCACCTAGCAAGATGCTAGTCTGTGTGTCCAAGGCACTCTCAGGAATTTTGCCGCGTATCTTGTAAAAGTCATCGCGGACTTTAAGAATACGTAGCAGGGTTAGGTCGATCATTTAATGCCTTTCTAACTGCATCCCTTATCTCTTCTTGTGTCAGGTACTTTGGATCGACTTCGCTGTAAGCCCTGAGTAACTTACAATCGTACAGCGCAGCACGTTTACGTAGAACCTTGCGTGCCTCGTCACCGCCAGCATCTGGGTCAGTGAAAGACACAACGAACCTGTAGTCAGCGAACACAACCGCTTGCTCATGCGATATACTTTTACCAATAAGAGCAACGCAGTTGTATCCCGCCTTAGCTACATGTATTGCAGACAGCACGTCTTCAACTACCACGAGCGTACCGCCATCAAAGCCGGAGCGCTCGTAGTGCAGGCCGGGCGATCCCTGCAGCATGAGGTACTTAGGCTTCTCTGTAGCAGAGCGACCTAGTATACCCGAGAGCTTACCTTTGGCATCGCGAATAGGTATAAGCAATCGCTTGCTAGGCGGGTGCCAGCGCATACCGTACTTGTCGGCCGCCTCTGGCGTCATACCGCCCTTGAGCAACCACACGAGCAAATCTTCATCTGCTTGAGTGACAGTTACAGCAGTGTCTGGCATACCACGTACAGCACGCACTTCATCAGTTCCTGCACGTAGCTTCATCAGGTCTTTAGCTGACCGCTCTGCGCGCACGAACTCAGTGTACCCACAGCGGAAGCAGTTGATGTTATAGCCCTTAGAACCCGAGTTAATGTACGCTGTCGGAGTAGTACTGCAGTGAGGTATCTTCTTCCTGCTGCCTATCTCCAGTTCCTTCGCTTGCGTTAGCCACTCCTGTGACCTCATTGTACAATTCTCCGGGTGTGGGGATTACAGCGACAACCCCGCGAGGTGTATACGCAATGAACGATGCGTTGCCCAAGTCTTCCTGACTAGGGTTACGCGATACAAGTATGCATGTAGCTGGCGTCTCATGCGACACGAATTTAACCTCGTCTTCATAGATGAAGGCAAGCATACCGTACATGTTAGCTACGTGCGCTGCCATGTGCATCTTGATATGCAGTAGGCTTTCTGCGTTACGCGAGCATGAAACATAGTACCGAACATCTTGAAAAAAGTTACTGTGCGACAGCACAGCCTTAACGATATCGTTCATGTTAGTTCTCCTTGCTGCCGTTTTATTTGGGAGTGCCTGCCCGTCTGAATAACGACCGACTTGCGATCCTAATACACCCACTTGGTGCATCGTGTCGCCATGAATGCTGCGGATGCATTCGTGAGTAGCATTCCGCAATGCTACTCGGCACTCCCAAATAAAACGGCAGAGCACAAGGCCCTGCCGATAGAATTAGTTCTGGAGGTCTTCGATGACTTCCTTAACAGCCGCGACGATCAGAGCGTCAGCACCGTTGCCACCAGTGGTGGGCAGGGCGCAGTACACGTCGGAGCGCACAGTGAAGTTCGCGCCTTCGACTGGCTCAGTGGCACAGCCAGTGATGTTCTCAGTCGAACCTGCAAACGAGGCAGTTGCGAACAGAGCGGCGAAGATAGCGGTGATGGTGAGTTTCATGTTAGTTCTTTCTATATGACTGTAGTGGATTGGAAACGAGGTGTGGGCGTGGCGGCAGTGATTTTCTTAACACTCTCATTAAGGCGACCATATCTATACGTCGCCACCACGTTCACAATTAGGCGGTCAGTGCGTTCAGCACGTCGTCAGCCGATTGAGCAGCAGGTGCAGCGTCTTTGACGTTGGTTGCGACTTCCGGTGCAGCATCTGCTTCATCCTCGTCATCGCCAGCGACAACAACGCCCGGAGCGCCATACGAACGCGGGGTAGGCTTACCGATGAGCTTAAGCTCAATGGCGCGCTTGAGGTATCCACGGACAGTTTGCATGCCGGGAACTTCAACGCCCATACGATGAGCAACAGCAACGATCTGGTTGATGTTCAGAGCGTCATAGCCACGGGCAACGCCCTGCTGGACAATGCCAGCCCAAGCTTTGACAGCTTCGTCGGTCTCACGGGTGAGTTTGCCACGCAGTTCTTCCGGCAGGTCCGAGAGGTCGGCGAAGTCAAAGAAGTCTTTGGTCATTTTGTGTTTCCTATAGGTTGTGGGGTTTGATGCTTCACAAAAACTGCATCTAGGAAGGGCCAGAATAATCCAGCCCTTCTCCGCTACAGTCGTATTTCCATAAAGGTGTCCCGGAACGGAACGACTACGGCCTGTGTCCCTTGAAAAGCCTAGCGGTGCGCACCGCACGAACTTCCCCGTCTTCGCCCCATGCGGCAGCGAAGCGTTGCTTACGGTCGTACCGCATCTTCGGTGGCGTCGGCTGGTTCGCCAGCAACGACTTGTAGATGTAGCTGATCCCCACCAAGTTTCCATCCACTAGCGTAGCGATCTTGTGACCGATACGCAGTTGTGACATATACTGTTTGTTCATCCGATTGCATCCTTACGTTTATGCCATTGTCCATTGATCTGCACCCAGTGACCACGTGCTATGATGCTAGCTACCGCGATACGCCCACGGCCAGACATACGAGCTTCCGTAGCTAGCAAGTCAGGCGGGTGCATTGTTGCCAATCTCTCTAACGCCCTGTGCAGTATCTGTGCTTCAACTAGGTGCTGCATAGGTATCATTACCGTATCCTCGCTTGTCCATCGTAGCCCACGTGGCCCAGTCGTGGTACAGGCCGTACTTATGCATGTCTGGCTTAGTCATAGCGCAGATACGAGACATGACACTATCGAGCAGCTTGAGCTTTTCTTCGATCAGGCGTTCCTTGACAGTCTCTGCATCTTCTGCAGGCTCGTGCTCACAGATGAACCAATGCCCATTAAAGTGCGACCAGCTACCATTGTACACAGCCTGCGCCCTAGTAACTTCATGCCATGTACCTAGGTCTTCCTCACCACCCGGCCACCCGCTAGCCTGCAGGAACAGCAGACGTGCAGGACGCCAGTTCTGGCTACCGGGAGTACCAAGAATTAGTACACTGTGCTGGTCATGCAGTATCCAAGGCCAGCGGCGGTTCATCTCGTCGAACACCGATTTAGGCAGCGAGAACGCCTGCTCTTGCTTGCCCTCATAGCAACCCTCGCCGATGCTCAGATGCTCGGCAACAAGACCGCACCATGCGTCGGAGTTGCACAGTATCTCGTACATGCTCTCGTTCATAGAGAACACTACTGCATCAGGTGTTGGGCTGCTGTATCCCTGCACACCAGCCATAGCCACAGGCTCATGGATCATAGCGGACACCGCATTGCTGTACGATACAACGTGCCAGAGGCCAGCACCAGAGAGCTTGTGCTCGTCACAGTAGTACGTATTCGTGCCGTCTGTATTACCGATAACACGCGTGATGGTCATAGGATCGCCGCGATGATCGTACGCTGCATCATCGAAGTACACCACATCACCGACGCCCACACCTAGGTCGTACAGTGTGTTCCCTGCTACTACTTTACGCATCTCACTTGCTCCCAAAGAAATGGCCGGACACGCTAATCGGGAAAGCGTTCTCCAGCTTGTGGCGGCGACGAATCACTGCGAATGCAACCTTCTTGAAGTTGCTTGCAGTCATGTTCTGCATCTCTTTAGCATCATCTGGGATGCTAGCATCGAGCGTGTATTCTGCAGTGACGTTAGGCAGGCCGATGAAACCGACTTTGATACGCATGGTACTTTCCTTTTACGTTGCGCTTGAGAGGTGACGGAATGTCAATGACAGTGAAGCCGATGTGTTTGATCCAGCGTATTTTGCTGTAACCAAAGCAGTACCGGCCAATAGTAAGAAACAACGCCAGCAATAGGCCAGCAAGCGTTGCGATAAGCTCGCCACCAAGTGTGCCATTCATAGCTACGAACAGCAGCACAGTAATGGACACATCAACAGCCGCTGCATAACCAAACATAAGCTTGATAGATGCAAAGCGGTGTAGCGTCAGAACAACAGCAAAGAACATGATGAACGATGACGCAATGGTGACTTCAAGCATGGTGCTCTCCCTTATACGATGCCAGCACGCTTACGCAGCATCATACGTGCTGTATCGTAATCTTGCCCTGTAAGGATACCGAACGCATTAGCGTACGCAATCATGACGTTGTACTCGATATCTGCACCAGCTTGATTGCCGTTCAGATTGTTGATGCGCATACTGCGATGCGCGCTGTTGTAGTCCTGAGCCAGTGTGTCAATAGCTGACTGAGTGATGTGCTTCTTCATGTCATTGCTCCATGATGTATATGCGAAGCTCACCGGGCTGCATGTTCGTAGGCCGAAGCTCTACTGCATACCCCATGAACTGACCACGACGAGTGCGGACATGCAGATGGTACGTACCGCCCTTCTCTTGCACAGCAGCTTGCCCTGCACGAGTAGCGGAAGCTTGGTTGATGAACAGTGCTACTTCACGCTGCATAATAATCATCCGTTGTTTGAAGCACGGCAACGCGCTTGGATTTCGTATAGTCGAACACAACCTGTGACCAACCGATGAGCACATGCTCGCGAGGCACCTCGTACACACTGAGCACACCACCGTTCTCAGCCATGCGCTGACGACCAGCGGCTGACGAGAATGCTTTGCGGTAGCTTTGTATACTTTCGAACCCAAAGCGCATTTCGTTGATGTAGCCGCGAGTTTCCTTGATCCACTTGTGAACAGGCGTTTGTTCTGGCTCTTCAAGTGGCGTAGGCATAGTGTATGCCCGACCACCATCCTGTGCCTCAATCGCAGCACTGTCGTGCGATAAGGCAAGCTCGCAACCGAACGCACCGCATCCGATAGCATCGCGATCTTTCGGTCGCATCTCTACACGGAACACCAGCATCAGAAAATCTCCACGATTTCGATACGTACCGCATTAGTGTTCGGTACTACACCTAGAGGGTTGCCCGCTGCAGCATAGTGCGCATGCAACTCAAGCATGAGTTTGTGCCGGTTATTCATGCTACCGAGCTTGCACTTGTAGCAGTACGTACCATGCAGTCCAGCAGCCTTGTACACCACATGTACCACAGGTGCAGCGAACGGGTTGCGGATACGCGGTGCAGTACGCAGCCACGCTTTCAGGTCATCAATCAGATGCATGGGAACACCTCAGCGATGCAGTCGAACTCAGCTTCTTCCTCGCTGTAGTCCTCGCTGTAGAAGCATGCCGTGCCATCCGCATGCCACATACCAATCAGCCCGATTTCGCCAACAGGCTTAGTGCACAGATACGTCTCATCGAACCCGCTGATATGTACGATGCACTTGTTACGGAGCATGTAGTACGCCCCGTCACGAACCTCAACGGTATCGTCCGGCTTTGCACAATAGTTCATAGCGTTGCCCTTTCTTGGCTTTGCTCTTGCATACATGAAGTGGCACCTTTGCAGATGCCACCGCTCTATGCTCACATAGCAATCGCAGGGAATAGTACCGACAACACTGGTACAAGCCCGGAATGCCACAGCAGCGCATACAAGACTGTACACGCTACCATGCTGTAGAAAACGATACTGATGAGGTCTTCGAGCTTACGCATCAGTGCGCAGGCTCGCCTTCGACCTTAGCAGAAACCGGAACCTTAGCAGCGTTCGCCTTGATGTACGCACGCTTGACCAGTTCAAGCAGCAGGTCCAGATCAGTACCAGCCTCAACGGCTTTCTCAGCCAATGCGGTAGCACGTGCAGCCGGATCAAACACAGCAGGTGCTTTCACGTCAAGGCCAAGGAACTTCTCAACGTCACCGGAATAGATACCGACCTTCTGTGCGATCAGGATATCAAACTCAGCCTTCTGATCGGTGAACGCAGCATTGTCACCGAGTTTGAAGCGATAGCCGAACTCAGCCTTCGTGTCGGTCGAACCAGTGACGCCACCCATGCACCGACCGATGATCTGTTGCATACGACGCTGCATGCGAGGCTCAACACCTTGTGTCAGACGTGCCATAGGCGTCCAGTCACGGCTGGACAGAGCGTGTTCCATAACAACACCAAGCAGAGCCATTGCGGCTGCCGACTGGTTCTTATGCGACTTAAGGAAAGCCGCAACCTTCTGGTTAAGCGTAGACATAGCAATCTCCTGTTGCTGGTGATAGAATGCAACACAGGATTTAAACCATGCTAGGTTAATATCGCGAGCTTCACACCGCTATACGGTCCGCCATGCATTTGAGGATATACCGCTGGTCCTGTGCTGCATACTATCACCAAAACGATACTGATAGCCTATCTTGCGATAATGGGCTTGGACCCACTTAGCTATCATGTACCGTATGGTGACAGTACGTCTGACTTCCCGTGCAGCCTTTATATATACGCTGTTAGGGCGACCAGCACCGTGCCAATCCTTCTGTTCGCTATCCAGCGATCATCAGGGCGATGCGTTGTCCTTATGCCCGGTAATCCGGCGCCGCTGCGCACTTGTGGCCCTTTGATGGTCATCCACTACCGACCGTGATCTATCCCGATACCTAGACGTATGCCTATGTATCAAAACTACACGTTATGCCGTTGCGTTACTGTCCGGGATACTAGCCGTTAACTAGACCTATAGCGATAGGTTTGCGCCACTCATCTTACTCAGTCAGGTAGGTCATGACTGCCCAGTCACAGAACCTTACAGCCCTATGCCTAAGTGAAAGTATGTTATCTAGAGAGAGACCCGTAGGCCAGCCCTAGCGGCTAGCGGTTCGTTCCGTCTTTCGATGTACCTAGTTATAGACCTATTTTCGGGATTGTGTAAGAAAAGAATGCAATGAAATCAATGACTTATCAGATAGATTACTTTGAATGTATCTAGATGTTCTAACCCATTTGATAGGCCATTGGTATATTATCTAATGATATCAATGCATTAGACTGATTCGGTACTGATTTGGTACTGATTTGGTATTTGATTGGTATCATCGAGCAGTCTTTGATCTTAAGGATAAGACGCGCGTATCTATATACATGCTAATCGAGCTATGCAGTATTGTTAGAGCTATGCATTAGATGCATATCGAGTGCCAGCTTCTTAGCTATGCGTTTGTTGCATGGTCTATGCAGTATTGTTTAGTGTTGTATATATAATACATACTTTGTTACTGATTGGCATAAATGTCACACATGCAGGTATTGATAGGTATTAAGCTATCTTCTCCATAAAGCTGCCCCGGAACATAAGGCAATAAAAACAATGACTTAGCAGGCATGCCGAAATCTGGACTAACATGTAGCTTTGGCTTTGTGCGTATTTGCTAAGGCATTGAAAGCAATGGATGAAAGGTTATTGATAGCAGGCATTCAAGCGTGTTTGTTCCGGTATATCGCTGGCATTGTGCAGAAATACACAGGCATACCCCATGGGGGAAACTCAATCGCGCGTGATGTTCGATACCCCTACGAAATTCTACGTCATTTTTCTGATCCTACTACTGCTATGCACACAGTTAAGCATGCATAGCACCGTAGTTACACGGGATCAGGTCGTACCCGTACCGTCAATAACGACACGATCAGCGAGCGACATAAGAGTGATCTTACCGCCAGCAGTCGAGCGTGCCCAGAGCGACAGGGTATCACCTTCTTTGATGATGACTTCAACGCCAACATCAGCAGTGACAGCTACACCAGCAGTCGGGGCAGTAGCCTTACGACCGATAGTAACGTCAGAACGCTTAGTAAGCAGGATAAGGTGCTTACCAACGAGGTTAACTTGGGTCGAAAGATCAGTCCAAGTAGCGGGTGCCAGAAGCACATCGAGAGTTTTCTGAGACATTATGTCCATCCTATAGTGTTAAAAGTGCATGTTAGGGCGGTATGCCCTAGAACTCCGCCAGAGAGCCGCACAGAGGCGCACCGTGTTCGGGCGGTCCTTACCCATCCAGAGCCTTAGAGGCCACAGGATCGGGGATTTGGTGCGGAAATCAGCCCTTTGCTCAAGCCGCTCAGGCTTTTGCTTCGGCTGCTGAGCGCAGGTCGGTCAGGTGCAGCAGGAACTTCTCGAATGACGCAGGTCCATATCGATCTACATACAATTCGTACGCGGATTTGCCATCCTTACCGTCAATTCCGTCCTTACCGTTAGTACCATTGGTGCCATTGACACCATCAATACCATCTTTCCCGCCTTTTCCATCTTTACCGTCGATACCATCGCGTCCGTCTTTACCGTCTACGCCATTAGTACCGTCTTTACCGTTCGTGCCGACACCATCTTGACCGTTCTGACCATCAATGCCATCCTTGCCATCAATCCCGTCACGACCGTCTTTGCCATCAATACCATTAGTACCGTTCGTACCGTCAGTACCATCACGACCATCCTTGCCGTTGATGCCATCTTTGCCATCACGACCATCCTTTCCGTCGTTACCGGGCAAGCCACGATACCGTAGCTCAACCTTCCGGTACTCAGCTAGTTCATCGGCTTGTTTAGCCAGAGCCATGCTCAGCATGTCTACTTGAGCGGCAAGAGCACCGATATCCACAGTTTCAGTCATGTTCTTTCCTTTATCAGAATATCGCTGTGATGATTACGAAGCCTTTACCGCCACGTCCACCGACACCACCAGTAGTAACACCCGCACCACCACCTCCGCCACCGGAGCCGGGACCACCATTACCGCCTGCACCGCCAACTACAGTGTTGCTCGATCCACCGCCAGTACCACCAGTACCGAACAAAGGACGAGTGGATACTAGACCTTTAAGTCCTTCTCCGCCACCAGCAAGACCACCCGGTATAGTCTTAACAAGACCTGCACCAGTAATAGCACCGCCAGCAAATTCAGCAGCAGTGCATCCAGCCCCGCCTGTACCCGCAGTAGCTAGAAGACCGACACCACCGAACGTATAGCCAACACCAGCAGCACCCGTATGTGCACCACCAGCTGCACCAGCAGCACCAGCGAGTGCAGTCCACAGACCGAAGCACTGGAACAATGTGTTAGCTACAGTTGCGATAGCAGCGGCAGAACCGGCAGTTCCCGCAGCAGCAGCAGTACCGTTCCCGCCGCTCCCACCCGGTCCAGCGTATAGCACAGTTGACGCACCAAAACTGTTAACCGGGTGCACGTTAATACGACTGTTGTTAGCAGTAAAGTTTACATCACCTGCCTGAACGAACAAAATCTCTGGTAGGAACTCAGCAGGGATTAACAGGCGTGATACGCCACCTCCGCCACCACCTCCGCCACCTCCACGGGCAGTACCGGCAACAGCACCAAAACCATTACCGCCGTTACCTCCGGGACCAACACAAAGCATCTGCAGAAGTCGAGCGCCTTTTGGGACGCGGTATTCTTGCCAGTTGTTTACAGAGGTCCCATGAGGATCAAAGCGAGTAACCTGATCACGAGGGTTAATGCCACTCCACATCAGTAATCACCGCCCCATACAGTGAACTCCCAACCGGAAGCAACTGTAGTTCCAATCACGATATACAAGCGATAGCCAGCCGGTATTGCAATGTTTAGCGGCAGCGCCACACGAGCAACACCAGCGTTCTCAATGTTCGTGATAGCAGGCAGGTCAATCTGGTCGATCAAGCTGTTGTTCGCTGCGGTTGCGTTAGTAAGACCGTTGTTAAGGAAGATACGTGCTACGCTCTGGATATTTGTACCCAAAGGCATACCAGTGATCTTCTCAATGAACGACCCGTATGCACCGGCAGTAAATGCAAGTGTGACCGTACCAGCAGTACCGTCTTTTGTAGTATTCGCCGTAAGTACAGCATCAGTCCAGCTAACATGCGGCGTCTTGGGGAAGATTGGTTCTACGTTCTGTACCATTGTCTACTCCTTAGAAGTGCAGACTACGGCTCATAGCGCGAGGTAGTCCATGTTTGATTTTAGGGGCCACAGTCAGTACAGTTGCGCCGCCAGACACGATAACTTCGTCGAAGTCACCGTCTGACAGTCCGCCACCAGCAGCCGCTATTAAAGCGTCTACCTCTGACTTCGTGTAGTAACGCGTGTCCCCGCGTGTATTATTCAGGTATTGCGGATGGTCGTCATCGGCCAGCCCTGTTAGGGCACCATGATCGGTTACACCGCCACCACCTCCTGCAGCCGGTTTAAGCTGCCAGAGCATTACGACAGATAGTAGACGACAGTTGCTAGGTCTACTCCCTTTACGAATACAGGCTGTACAGTTGCGTACCAGCGAATAGCTGCATCACCGGGTACTTTGAAGGCAGCGGCGTTAGAGGGCGAACCATCTCCGATGAACAAGAGCACTTCTGCTCCCTCTACGTGCAGCATCCAGTCTCGCTGTGTATTCGACACAGGAAGCTGTTGCCACGCCATATTGGTCGTAATTTGACCAGTGATGCTGTTACTTTTCATTGTTCACCGCCGCGTCATAAGCCGCAATAGCAATAGCAGCTTGCTTCACAACAGGATCGCACGCAGGATGCGTACAGTCTGCAGTTACACCAGCGAGCTTTTGCATCTCCGGGGTAACAGTTGCATTAATCGCTCGGATGCTACCGATCTGCGTACTCCCGCAGCCAGTCACGAGCAGCGTCAACATCAAGACGCCCACTTTTCTTAACTGCATCATTAACTCGCTTTGTCGTTGTTTCGTACCGCGAGTAGTCCTCGATCTTATACCGAAGCTTCTCGTTGTCCGTGTTGATGGTCGAAATGTACAGGTACAGCGACCCTATGAGTAAAAGGGCTAGGGCTGGCTTCCACCAAACCCTAGCAAGTGCCCACCACATAGGAATGTTACCTGGATTTCAGCGCAGCATGCGCTTGAGATTTCCAGTACCACAATACAGTACCGGCACTAAGTACCAGACCTGTAATAACTTCAATCACTTCCGGCGACTTTACGTACTCCGCTACTTCTGCGGGAAGCCAGCCACCAGCAAGTGCTTTACCTGCGAGGATGTAAAGTCCTATACGGACGAACACCATAACTTCTGCTGTATTCTTCGTCATTTCCACCTCTCGAATAGATTGCTGAGCATGCCGAACACGCTAGGCTTAGCCGTAGATTGTGCGCGTAGCTCATTCTCCAGCGGAAGTAGGGTCTTGTAGAACAGCATTGCTCGTTCACCAGTGATAGCACCGTACTTACGCACGTCACCATTCACGATATTCCGCGCACTCGCGTATGCGCTCTCCGTAGGCACGCCAGTAACGAAGTCACTGAACTTGGCTTTACGGAACACACCGAGGTTAATACCTTTGTACATGATATCCAGAGCAACGGGCCAGTCTAGCGCGATATCCGGGTTACTAACTAGCGGTCTGCCAGTGATCTTTTCGAACTTCGCGTAGTTGTCTTTCCATGTAATCTGGATCAATCCGCGACCGTAGTACGACTGTCCATTGACAGCAGTAAGATAGTCGAGCTTGATAAGACCCTTACGCATTGCGCTAGCAATAGCTGCGCGTGCTTGCGCATCTGTTCCTGCTGGACCCTGCCTGCTGCAGCCCTCACGAATTGGTGCCATCCAGCGACCAGCTTCATGCTCTGCTTGCCCAAGGTTGAATGCAATCTCAGCCGTGCTGTATTTGTTAGCGTACCCGTACGTTACGATCTTCACCGCACCGTCGATAGCACCAGCACGCCAGTTACGACTGATTTCAGCCTTACTTAGTGCCGCTATCAGTTTCTGCGTCATCAGGAACCTCTTGAGTAAACGCGCTTTCATTTAGCTTAGCAGCAGCCTCAACTGCAGCAGCAACATCAGCATCACGCGTTTCGCGCTGTACAGTGTACCGACGCTTAGCGAACTGCGCAAGGACGACAATAGTCTCCATGAACTGCGCGTGCTTTTCTGCGTTACCATTCTGGCGCTCAATAGCAGACAGAACAGCAGCCTTCATCTTATACAGGAACCCAGTCGGGTCTTGCGGGAACACCAGCATACGCGGATTAACAACACCAGCGTTAGGGTCAGCCGGCGCTTCAACAGCAACCGGCTCTTTGATTTCTTTGGTCATCTTGGATACATCCTTTTATGCTTATCTAGCGGCGATGCGCCACCATTAAGACCATGCATAGCTTTCCAGCCTTTGACTGGTCTTCCAGTGCCGAGAGGGTCGGCCATCAGTTCTTCGTATGCTTTGCGCTTTGCAACAGCAGTAGACTTTTGTTCGTCTTGCCGGAGCATTGCCACCCAATGCCTGACAGAACCTTCCAAGGCGTCCAAACGGTCGTCATGGATGAGTGCGTCCCGATCACGCGTAATTCGCGCCATCTGGTAGAATACACTGTAGCTCGGTCTATCTTGCACCGCGTACTTGTCGCACAAGCGTACGTCTTGCCGCAGCACTTCCTCATCGACAATAAGTCTATTCGAGGATAGCACAGGTTCGAGTGTGTCAATGATCCGCAGTTCTTTCTGCCCAGTAGCCCACGTCTCTTCAATACCGCATTGGTACTTACGCAGGATAACAGGCTCTACCACGTTCTTGAACGCACCGTTACCGTAGTTCTTTTCAATCGTAACAATCGTCGGCTTGTACTTAAGAACCTCTGCTGCGATAGTTTCGAGCAAGTCCTTACCATAGCCGCCTTTAAGGCCACCAATAGCACGCCAGTACACCTTACCAGCCATAAAGCTAGTAACAGCGAACGCGCATTCGTCACCATTCGCACCACCACCTGACGGGTCAATGTGGAAGTTCGTACCTTGGAATGCACCGTACTCTTGCGAGAACGAGTGCGCACGGTAGAACGGTACGTCAATGAAGAAGTCGCTAGGCGTATGCACACGGTACTCAGGTGCTTGTACCCAGTTCACTTCGGTAGGCGCACGCTCCGCAGGTATCTTCATAAACACGAGGTTTGATGGCTTAAGCGGGAACCTGTCCCTGTCCATCAGACGTGTATCAAGCATGTGCTGCAGTTGGAAGTACGCACGACCTTGGTCAATTTCTTTCTTATTCAGAGCAGCTTCGCTCATCATAATAGGATCAGTAGGCTGACCACGATCACCCATAGGCCCGCCGCCATCCTTAAGCTTAGGATTGACTAGCAGATTATTCCGTATACTAGGTGCCAAGAAAGCACCGTAGTTAGGCAACTCTTCGTCCGTTGGATAGCGACCGGGCCAGACACGAATGTCGAACCCACGGGAAGCCAGACCGTTGTACACGCTGTCAATGCTCTGCGGAGTACCAAGATAGATGATATCACCGTTAGTGCAGATCGAGCTAAAGTCTAGCGTGAGGTGTTTAAGCCTTGCGCGCTGTACTTCTGTTTGGCTGTTCTTGGAGCTTTCAACGTCGTCCGCGATCAGAATGTCTGCGCGCTTACCCTGCATGTTAGCAGTGATACCAACACAGGCGATACTAGGAGACTTCTCAGGCCCCTTCAATACATAGTGTACATCGAATGCTTTAACACTTTCTCTATCACCATGCGCCTTGTCTGGTCGCAAGCATGCAAGTTCATCCAAGCCATTGATGATCTGGATAATCCAGTTAGAGATTTCAGTGGCCATCGTATCACCGCTAGACACGATAAGAACGCGTGTAGAAGGATTATGGATCAGTCGCCATACAGCATATATTGCCGTAATAGTAGTCTTAGCTTCGCCACGCTGTGCTTGGATCATGCGGTATACTGGACCTTTCTCAAGGTACTCCGCTATGTCTAGCTGCATTGGAGTACACTGGAACCCCAACAGACCTGTAATCACATCATACAGGAAGTCAGGAAACCGAGCGTACTCCGTTTGCAATGCGTGAAGCTCAGCCCAACGTTCGTCGGGTGTAAGCTCTTTCATGTTATTCTCCTACTGCCGGAACCAGCGATAGACTTGCGATACTTCCACGAGCTTTTCGGCGAATAGCCAGTTGCTCATTAAGCTCACCAAGTTTGCTCACTTCTTCCGTTGAGAACCTAATCTCGTTGTTCTTGAGGAAGTTCGACACGACAGTCAGCATAGCCGGATTAGGCATAGCATTGTCATTGAACAACTCTGCTAGCATCTCATCTTCAAGCTGCTCTGGCGTAACGTTCTCGATTACATCAAGTCGCTTGATATAACCGTCGATTACGCGCGCCAGTACAGTGGCTAGCTTGTCGTGCAGTTTACCGAGGCTTTCCTCAGATGCTGCGCCTTTTGCCATGTTTACACCAATGGTTTATTCTGGGGCCAACGCAACTTTATGAACTCGTGCTCTGTTTGAGTACGGTATCCACGCTTAGCAAGCTTCTGTACAGCAGCCTCGCGATCGCGATCAAGCTGCAACACAGAGCCAATCCATACTTCGGATGCTGTTGGTTGCGGTGGCGGTTTAACAGGCGGACGAACTGTCTTAGAACCCTGCGCTGTTAGCTTAGGAGTTCCGAGCGGCTCGCCCAGTCTTTTCGTTATCTTTCTGTCCGTAAAGCTATTGCCTACAAGACCGAGTTCTTGTTTGCCTCTGCTATATGGGTCCATTACAGCACTCTTAGAGCTACCGTCACGACGAGCGGAACGACAACTGCCGCAAGAGCAGTAATGCCGAGCACTTTCCACATGAATTGCTCTACCTTGGTGATACGCTCACCTTGGCTCGCAAGTGCCTCTTTGACTTCATCTCTGTGCTCTTTAGCGTCGCCCCGCATCAACTTGATGCTGTCGCTAATATGCCGAACATCAGACATAATTTGTCCTACGGCGAGCTTAACGCTCCCGTCATTATCCTTCTCGAAAGGTACAGTCATCACAGTATCAGTGTCTTTCTGCGGTACAGGAACAGTTCGCCAGCGTCATAGCTAGCAGTACCGCCACCCGAGTCTTCGTTAACCCACGTAAACGTTAGGCTATCTACCGTGGTAGCGTTGTTTGCGAATGAGATAGTAAACGGCGCGTTATTGCTACCATTATCTATCCTGTAAAATCCTGTTGCGCCTTTAGGCCAGTTTGCTACTTTAGGTGACTCTAGCTGCGCCCAAAAGTTAACCGACCGCGACGCACCGCTATTTCCACCAATTACTAGCGAGCTTGCTACACCGTTAACCGTAAACCTCTGCTGAGAGTTAAGGTTGTTTACGTTATGGCTAATACCAATACCGCGTATGATGTAGTCGTAACCAGCATCTAGCGAAGGTCCCGCAATACTTGCCGTAAACGTGTTGTTGTAGAAGCGTCCGGTATTACCATCACCCGGAGTAACCATGTTGTAAGGATGCCAAACATTCTTCCAATCAGGGCTATCGCCCCACACCGGGTCAACGCCGTCACTAATAAACACTTTACCAGCAGCACCAATAGCAATGCGCTCTAGAGACGCCGCGCCGCTGCGAATAAGATCGCCACGTACATACGCAGGTGCGGCAAGCTGATCTAGCTTAGCATTCCATGCCTGCACCTGTGATCCGATAGCGACGCCAAGGTTATTCCTAGCAGTAGGTTTGCTAACAAGACCGCTAAGGTTATCGCTGTTAAGCATATCACCTGAGCCGGGTCCAGCGGCACCTTTTGCAACGAACACTCGCACCTTGCCAGAACTAAGGTCAGCAGCAACAGACGTAGACGTGTGCGATACGAGCGTAATATACGCTGTACCATCATACGTGTAAATCTGCGATGGTGTATACAGAGTGGCTGTTAGCCAGTCGCCTGCATCGTCAAGCATAGAGTTTTCTTTGGCCAACGCAGCAGCGGCGCTCGCAGCAGACGCAAGAGCCTGCGCAGTAGCAGTAGCAGCAGCAGCCTCAGCGGCAGCAACATCTGCTGGAATAGTGGCGTAAAGCTCAGACAATTCTTGCACAGTAGCCGCGTCTTCCGCGCGAGCATCAGACGCTTCTTGAGTAACCATCAAAGCTTGTTTAACGGCTCGGTCAATGTTCCTGCGCGACACGTCAGCACCAGCTTCAAAGTCAACTAGCAAAACATCAATCGGCGTTGTGCGGCTAATGTATACTACGTCGTTTACAGTTAGCGTATCCGTTACAGTAACATCGCCAGTATTAGGATCGTAAGTGAATGCGTATTCAATGGGATCACCAAACCCATCAACGTCTCCAACTACTTGAACAGAAAGATGGTCAGTCTCAAGAACACCAAGCGCGAACGCAATGTTAAACACTTGAGGGCCGCCAGTGTAGGTGATAGTTTTACTTGAAAGTGCCATGCTTAAAGTTTCCTTTCCATAAAGGTGCCCCGGAATTAACCGGGGCGCTAGGTGTTATTGTGGCCGTACTTTTGGTGCTTGGATAAGCTCTACTTGACCGAATGAGCCGACATTAACTGCAGCCTCAAGCAACCTAAAGAACGGTATTGCTCTGAGTGCCTGTCTGTCAGTCCAGTCGTCTTCTCCCGCTAGTGCATCCTTAATAGCACCGGGTGCACGGTAGATGTTGTTGAATGTATCCACCATAGGTACAGACATAGGACGTGCATACGGACCGAACGTGTTCACACGGTAGTCTTCCATACCGAGCAAAGACATTAGCGGATCAGTATACAGAGGCATCCAGCCAGTCATGCTAGAATACCCGAACGCCATCTTAGCACGGTCTGCGTCAGAGCGTTCCGCACCAGTTACCGTATCACGCAGTGACATAGCCAAGTAAGCCGTGCCGTACGCAGCTAGTGCAGTAATGACCGCCTGCCCATCGCGTGACAAAGCGTTCCTAAAGAACTGCTTCTGCACGGATAGAATAGGGAAGGTCTGCAAGTGCGTTACTGCAGAACCCCAAGTAGTATGCATCCAGCGAGAGCTTTCGCCTGCCATAGCACGTTGCACTTGTTGGTTAACGCTACGGTTCAAAGCAGCGGCGAAGTCCTGTGCGAGTGTCTGATCCCACTGATGCAGGTTCAAACGATCCACATACGTCATGTCTCCAAGCAAAGTCTTCTCTGTCTTGAACACAATAGTGCCATTGTCGATCAAATCCTTGATCTTCATGTAGTGCTCGTCAGTCAGCGCCAAGTCACGGTTGATACGACCGTTCGCTTCGAACATGTCCATACGCCCGTCCTTGATAAGACGAGCAACCTTGTCCATCATACCCAATGCTGCAATCTCTTGCTGGTACTGTCTGACGTGGTTCATGAGTGACGTATAGCCCTGCACCATGTTAGCAGTGTTAAGCATCTCACGGCCACGCTGTGCCATGTTCTTAACAACGCTGTCTCCAACACTGTACTCGTAAGCTTCGTCTAGGTTCAGGTGCAAACGCAGAGCATGGTGATCCTGTCCGATGTTACCCATAAGGTACGCAACCTCGTCAAGAGCAGCCTTGTTACCGCGCTTAAGCTGTGCGTTGAACATTCGGCCCGGTCCGCGACCGTACCAGTTCTTAGCTCCAACAGCAACGATCTGCAGCCCAGTCTCCGCGATCTGCGTAAGACCGTTAAGCGACAGCAGCGCCAGTGACGTGAACGACTTCAAGTCGGCCATAGCCCCAATGCCCTTGTTTTGGCCTGAGATGCTATCGTAGCCGATCTGTGGTCCACCGTCGAACTCTGAGAGCATAGCCTCAACTAGCTGCGGATCAATAGGCGTCTCGCCCAGTGCCCGCTGCTCTGCCTGCATAGCCTCGATCATCTCATTCCGCATAGCGCGAGAAGTGATGCCGTGACGTGCCAGTGCCGAGTTCCCTGCGATCTGCCGTGTGTATCTGCTGTAGACTGCATCGAAGTCGCCGTCCATGATATCCACGATCTTAAGTCCCGTGTTCCCCAACGGTGTGTCGAGGTCCAAGTCATTACGGTTCTTAAGTGTGCTAAGCTTGCCACGCTCAGTCATGTCACCGTCGAACTTACGCATGATGCCGTCGATAGCTTTCTGGCTGACCTTAGATGCACGCAATGCTTGCTGTAGGAACTCGCGACCATCCTGCGAGAACAGACCGATCATTTGGTCGTCAAGCTGAGTGCCGCGTGCAAGGAAGCGATCTACGTACGCTTTAGCAACGGTAGTGGCAAGGTCTTTATCAGTGAACGTTCCAGCAGACATATAGCTGTCACGATACGCATTGACCATATCCTTCTTAGTGATAGTACCGTCCTGCAGTAGCTTAGCGAGCTTTGCGCCATTTGCACGATACGGCATGAAGTGGTCATCAAGCTTGAGGATTTGCGAACCTTCGAGTGGTATCTCGTTAGCACGGCCTTGCATTACTGCTACAGCTTCCTTGCCTGCTGCACCGTATTGATCGGCTGCAGTGCGCACATGCGGGTCTTGGCTACGTGGCCTGCCCATAGACGCATTGTTCATGTCGAGCATGACCTCACGCATAAAAATACGCTGTCCTTCTCTATTGACACCTACACGCTTGCTAGTACCTGGAACGATGAACAAGTGCTTACCGTTCTTTCCAGCCCACTCATGCATGATCTTAGGAACGTCCTGCACATGCCGCATTACGCGCTTAGTGTACATGTCTGTAAGCATAGCAGCGTTAGCTACTTCACCGCGAACCTGTCCACCCGGTATCTCAAAGATAGTAGCAGCGAGCCTGTTAGCAACCGAAGACTTAGACTTCCATAGCTGCGTAACGTCACCCGTACCAATCTGGAAGATACGGCTAGTTGACAGCCGTACCCATGCGTCATCTAACGCTGTCCTGATCTTTACATCAAAGTCAGTATGGAACAGGTAGTCACGTGCTGATTGGATATGCTTCTTAGTAGCGTCAGACATAGGACGTACTGGGTCTTTTAGTGCGGGGAATACGCTTTGCGTAGGTCCAGCCGCTGCGCTAAGATCGCGACCCTGTGGGCCGAAATACGCAGGAACTTCTGCACCGTCATCCAGAACCTCGCCCGCTGCAGTTGGTTCGCCAACCTGTGATGTTGCAGGCGCGTCCGTATTGCCAACCTGCGGCATGACACGGGAAGCCGGGACTTCATCTGTGAGCTTTACCATGCTGTCTGCATGATAGAACTCGTCGCCTGCTGCAATACCTTTAATCGTGTTCTCTCGCAAGCTCTTTAAAGGAAGCATTGCTTCGGGTGCTATAGCGCCTATACCCGCGCCCATCACGGCAGAGGTGAGCGCCACGGCAACCCCGTCAACCCATGTGGACACGTCGCTGTTCAGAGCCTCGCCAGCCCCCAAAAGCGCCCCAACCTGAGCGCCACCGGACAAGCCTGCTGTAGCCCCGCCGACCCTGAGAGCCGTGCTGGAACGCAGCCCTAGCCGCCGCGCGGCGTACGCTGCCTTGCCCGACACCTTGGCCGCGCCGATCAGCCCGCCAGAGGCCAGCACCAGCGGAGCGTCGATATCCAAGAAGCTACCAAGAAAGCCCATCGCAGCAACAGAGCCTTTGTCTAGGCCCATACGCTGATAACGCCGTAGCTCATCCTCGATGTTCTTCCTAGTGATCTGTGCACCAATAAGCGTATCCTGCGCCATGATATCATCCCAGTATTCTCTGGGCATGTCTGCAGTTAGCTTGTCAATCTCTTTCGACTTGTCCCAGTCAGGAGTACCCCATTTACCAGCTTGACCCGTGGCGGCAACAATGCCTTGCCCGATCTGCGTAAAGATATCTTCCTCTGGGTCTACACGTTGCCCGATGTTACGGATCATCTTGGCAGCAACGCTATTATTGATGTTGTCAGTCCACGACTGCTTAGCCGTGCGTTTCTGACTTGCAATGTGATTAGAGAGCGTCTCCGCTTCAATCGTATCGCCTTGCAAGATCGGATCGAACCGGCGCGGCGGAATAGTACCATCCGCGAATTGCGGGGTAGCGATAGTAGGCTCTTCGCCAGTTGCCATTGTAATCTCCATTGGTGGAGACGGGCCTTGCGGCCCGCCTTGTTATTTCGTTAGAAGCGTCTTATCTTTCTTGATGTACCAGCTACCAACTTCCTCTAGCGGAATGATGACAGGGATACTCGTACCTTCGTCGTCAAGAGTGAACTCGAACATAGCCTTACCATCGCCAACATGCGTGACACTAAACACAGGTCTACCGTTAGCTGCGGCAGTGCTAAGCTCATCGGACACAAGCGGAATGCTCTCGACTGCCCATGTGCCCCAACTTACGCTAGGCGTCATATCGCCGTACGCAGCTTTGAACTCAGGAGACACGATGTACTCAGAGATAGCAGTTCCAATTACGGACCTGTCACCTTCGTACACACGAGCCAGACCACCAAAGGTCTGTTCCATCAAGTCACCGCCAGTCGGATCGACAAGCATCTGACCAGTACCACGTCCGCCAGTGTAGTAAGACAGACCA